TATCGCAGAAGTCGTGCCTTAGCACGCTTTGGAGCAAGATAATCTGGTCGGCGTTGAGTGTCTTTCGGGACTTGCCCCGAGCGTAGTCCCGGAAGTCCCGGACGATGCGCCACGAGCCCGGAGACTTGCTCCCCGAACGCCGGGACGGTGCTACCGCCTTACGCTCGCGTTCGATCCGCTCGTGTATCGTCTCGGGAGCTTGCGGAGCGAGAGTTACCGAACGCTCGTCCATGCTGCCCCCTTAGTTCCCGTAGTAGTTATCACGCCGCCACGCCATCTCTTCGTTCTCGAAGTGAGCGGGCTCCGTCCGAGTATACGTGCTTTCGGTCCCCGCGCCGCGAATCGAGCCTATGATATAGCGTAGAGCATCGAGATGGTGGTAGGCGTTCTTATCTTGGATTACGTCCGTAACCGTCCCTTCCGAATCCGCCTTCCGCGAGTAATTGTCTAGCTCATCGAGCAACGGCTCTAAGTCATCGAAGACGAACAGCTTTACTTGCGCGAATTGCGCGTACACCCGGTCGATGCCTTGCTCTACTTCGGCTACGAGCGGCTCTTTCACTACGAGCCCGCCCGCTTTGTATTCGAGCCGGTAGTTCCCTTCGCTCTTTGCTCCGCCGTAGAAGACCGGAATCCGCGGCTCGTTCTTGCGGAGCGCTATCCCGTGCTCCGCAGCTGTCCGGTAGCCGTGGTGGTACGTCCGGTAGACGAAGAGCGCCTTATCTTCGGGACGCTCTGCAAGAAAGACCGCCGCCGTGTTCACCCCGCCGAAGTCAATCCCGGCATATCGTACCCAGCGCTCGGGAATAGCGAACCGCGGGACTATGTGCTCTTCGCCGAAGACGTCGTATATCTGTCCGGCGGGCTTCGCGAACTCGCCGTGGTACATCATCCGGAACTTCCAGCGGGGAAGGTCTCGCTTCGCCCGGTCCCACTCTTCCCGCGGGAACTCGGGATTCCATAGGCTCTTGAACTGCACTACCCGAATGCTCTCCGCCGGATCGTTCCGCCTATCGAAGAGCCGCCTTCGGAGCCAGTGCCCTACGGTGTACGGCGTAGTAGTTATCAGCACGCGCCCCATGCTTAGCGAGAGCCGCCTAAGAATCGCGTCCCAGCTGCCGGACTTGAACTCGGGCTGGCCCGCTTCGTCTAGCCACGCCGCTAGGATAGTCATAGATTCGAGCGAGTCCGGCTTCGCGGCGTACCCGAAGTAGACATTCGTCGGTACGTCTTGCTCGGACCCGAAGAGCGCCCGCTCTCCCGCCTTCGAGAGCGTGAACTTCGGACGCGGGCTCTCTGTGTAGCGTCCCAGCTTCAACTGGTCTTCGAAGAGCATTCGGAACGCCGGTATCAGCTTCACTTGCAAGAGCGGATCTGTAGGAGCCGCGATAAGATAGTCTCCCGGACCGCATGTCTGCATCTCACGCCGAAGCCAGAGCGGTCCGAAGGTAGTCTTCCCACTCTGCGTGCCCGCGATGATCGCGACGAAGCGCTCGGTGGCTTGCCACGCGAGCGCTTGCCCGTAGTGAAAGTTGAAGCGGAGCTTACCCGGTTCGGACCTTGCGTCTACGAGCGCCGGTACATCTTTACGAGCTGTCACCATGCTGGGTACGTCTTATCTCTGCGGTAGGCGAGTAGCGAAGCCGGACGAGCGGCGTAAAGTGCCCGTTCCGTCCGCAAGTAATGATACGGCTCGGCTTCTCCGGATCCCGGATAAGCTCGCGGAGCACGAGACCCGGAACACCCGGCAGCTCGTAGGCTTCTTCGGCGTCCGTAAGCGGTACCCCGTCTTCGAGAATGTCTACCCGAGAGTTCGGAAAGCCCCAGCGATAGTGCCCATCGTGCAATTGCTCGGGTACGAGCGCGAGCATAGGGTAGCAATAGGGACAGAAGGCGAAGCCGAGCTCCGTCTCCATTACCGGTGCTTGCACTTCGCGCTTAGCCATCTCGTTAGCCGTCACTCTCTCCGCCTTCTACGACCGTCTCGATACCGTCCGGTGCATCCGGCGGCACGCTAAGCGAGAGCGCGTTCGCGCTCGCTTTCAAGAGCCCGGAAGCGAGCTCCGCCGACTGTAGCGTGTTCAAGTCAACGTGAAAGAGAAGCCCGCCGTCTTCGCCGCGGACAGCAAGACGGACGCAATCGCTCCCGCGAACTTCAATCCGTATTCGCCCGGTGGTCCGAGCTGCGATAGCGTCACTCATACCGGTACGAACTCATGCCCGACGATCTTCGAGCAATTGTCCCCGCATTCGGGACACTTCGGACCCGAGCCGAGACGAATCGTCTCCGTTCCCGTTATCGTGCCCTTCCGGTCCCGTGTTGTGTTCACTATCTCCGCTACGTGATAGCTGTCCCCCGGCTCGATAACGAACTCGCACCCGCATTCGGAGCAAAGCATCTCTACTTCTTCCGTAGCAAGGTGGTTTCCGTGTTTCGTGACTCTCAAAGCAGAGCTCCCCTAGTGTCTAAGCCGAAAGACGACGGACGGCTTCCATCGTCCCGAGCGTGTCCGGATGCTCGTCTCCGCCGAGTGTTCGAACCGTGAGCTCGATACCCGCCGCATAGAGCAACCGCTCCGGCATTCGTCCGGCAAGCCGCCGCCAGAAACCGTAGCGCCGGAACTCCCGAAAGTCGTACTTCGCGAACGTAAGCCGGTCCCGAATCCTGTCTCGCATAGCGTTACTCCGTGTCTACCCGTGTTCCCGTTCGTCCGAGCATTCGCCCGAACACGAACGGCGCGAAACGCCCGAGACCGATTCCCGTACGCTCGCTTAGGTTCCATATCCGCGTGTAGAGCGCTTGCTCGATCCGCATCATCTAGTCTTCGTCCCTATCTGCCGGTGGTCCGGACGGGAGCGCTACTTCAATCTCCGTAATAGGCACGAGCGCCACCACGGTATGCGTAGGCTTCGTCTCCGAGAGCTCGCCCCGCTCTTTCGCTATCTGCATAAGCGAAGCGTTCATAAGCGATTGAAGCCCGGTATCCACCTTATGCTCGTCTATGTGTACCGAATACTGCCCGACCCCCTTCACGGTCTCCGAGTGAACGAGTAAGCCGGTGCCCCCGCCGGGGACTTCCGGAAACCGCTCCGTATACCACTTGCCCCGCATCTCTTGGAGCTCTACGTACTTGCTCACGTTATCCGAGAGTAGCTGGATGCGGTCCGCCTTCTTTGCGTAGGGGATGCGAGAGATAGCCGCTTCGATATCCGCGGCGTATTCCCTTACTACAGACTGGAATAACGGCTCTTTCATCCATTCGTACAGAGTCGTCGGGCTCATCTTCGAAGTAGCCGCTATCTCTTCTTTCGAGAGACGGTCTTCGGCTAGGAGCTTCGCAACCCGGCGGTGGCGAGCCGTTATCTTCGCAATCATTCGGCGGCGTCTCCATAAGCGCAGTCCGAGAGCCGAAGGCTCTCGGCGAGTCCCGCAATATAAGGGACTTCCGGATTATACCCGATAATGGTAGAGTTAGTTGACAGCTGTCAACCGGGACAGCCCCTAAAAGTGCCATTCTAGGCACGAAACCGACTAGGAGACCATACAGTAATGCGAAACAAGTTGCTAGAGAAGCTCGCTACTCCGGGACTTCCGGACCCGCCCCGCGGTGCCCGAAACCCGGACGCCGTGAAGGTGAGTAAGTACCCGAATCGGCTCCGATTCTTGCGCGAGAGCTTCGGTCTTGAACAGCAAGACGCCGCGCGAACGCTCGGGATCGATAAGTCAACACTCAACCGGCACGAGCAAGGGAACCGCTCGCTCGATGGCTTTACAATCCAGCGCTACGCCGAGTTCTACGGCGTCTCCCCCTACGAGCTCTTCGTAGAGAAAGACCACGCCGTATCCGGCAACCTTCAACCAGCCGCATTCTAGCGAAAGTAGTTCTCTCTCATGCCGAATAGCGTTGAAGCTGCCCGAGCGTATCACGCTCGCGGATGGGTACCGGTTCCCTTACTGCCCGGACAGAAGCGCCCCGAAGGGAACGAGTGGCAGCACTCGGAACCTTCCCCCGAAACCTTCGAGCAAGACTTCGCCGGGAATAATATCGGCGTCTTGCTCGGGACGGCTTCCGGGAATCTCTTCGATGTGGATCTCGATAATCCGGTCGTAGTCCGTCTCGCCCGTCACTTTCTCCCGAAGACGCCCGCTATCTTCGGACGCGCAAGCAAGCCGCAAAGCCACTATCTCTATCAAGCTCCGGAAGGCGTTACGGTCCGGAGAATCACCTTCAAAGACGTCGACGGCGTAATGCTCGCCGAGATTCGCGGTAACGGGAATCAGACGATGATGCCGCCAAGCATACACCCCGAAGGCGAAGAGATTATCTGGAACGACCCGGCGGCTCTTCCGCTCGAATGCACGCCCGGAGACGTAGAGCTCTCACTCGGCTGGGCAGCCGCCGCCGCTATGCTCATCCGCGGCTGGGACGCTTGGAAAGACTCGCACCACGACCTTATCGGTGCTCTTACCGGCGGACTCGTTCGCGGTGGCGTGAAAGCCGGAGCTATCGAGACACTTATCCGAGCAATCGCTCTCTACGCCGGAGACCACGAGCCCGCGGACCGTATCCGTATCGCGCTCGATACCATCCGCAAGTACGAAGCGGATCCGAACGAGCCTATAACCGGCTTCCCCGCGCTCCGGGAGATTATCGGCGGGGACCGTGTTTCCCGGCTCTTGAAGTGGTTGCAGATGCCGAACCTTGCGGACGCAACACCCGAGACGGACCACGGCAACGCGAACCGATTCGTACAAAGCTACGGAGAAGAGATTCGCTTCGTACACGAGTGGGACAGCTGGCTCATATGGGACGGCACCCGCTGGAAGCGAGACGAGCGCGAAGGCATTCTCGCCCTTGCTCGTGAGATTCCGGGACAGATCCTAGCCGAAGGTGCAAGACACCCGGACGAGAGCCGTCAGAAGGCGCTCATAAAGTGGGGAATGCAATCGCAACACGTAAGCCGTCTTCTCGCGATGCCGAGACTTGCCCGGACAGATGAGCGAGTCACCCTACCCGCCGACGCGCTCGATGCGGACCCCTTCGCGTTCAACGTAGCGAACGGGACGATAAACCTTCGGACCGGCGGAATCACGGTCCACGACCGCTCCGAAGGGATAACGCTTCTCTCCCCCGTCACCTATAACCCGAGAGCTGTCTATCCGCTCTGGGAGAGCTACCTTCGCTCTACCTTCGATGGGGACGAAGAGCTCATCGCGTTCGTACAACGGTGCGTCGGCTACTCCCTTACCGGCGTAACAAGCGAGCAAGCGCTCTTTCTCGTGAACGGACCGCAAGGGACCGGTAAGACCACCTTTATCGAGACGATCCGGCAGCTCTTCGGCAGCTACGGACGCAACGCGGACCCGTCCACCTTTATGCAGAAGAAGCAGAACTCCCGCGCTACGCCGGAGCTCGCCCAGCTGCAAGGTGCCCGCTTCGTATCGAGCTCGGAGACCGAAGAGAACGAACGGATGGCCGCGGGACTCGTAAAGCGTCTCTCCGGCTCTACACGCATTACCGCGGCGAATCTCTACGCCGCTCCCTTCGAGTTCGATCCGGTCTTGAAGCTCTGGATCGATACGAACTTTCGCCCCCGTGTCTCTGCCGAAGATGACGCTATATGGGCTCGTATCATCCTGCTCCCGTTCGAAGTCACTTTCCGGCATACCGGCGCAGAAGTCAAAGACTACAAAGCCGCGCTTCGATCCGAGTTGCCGGGGATTCTGCGCTGGGCCGTTGAAGGCTGCCTAGCGTGGCAAGCAGACGGGCTACAGAGACCAGAACGGGTAGAAAAGGCACTCTCCGCCTATCACGCCGAGAATGACGCGCTGGGAGCCTTCGTAGACGAATGCTGCATAACGGGACCGGAGCACGCGAGCGGAGTCCGAGAGCTCTACCGGGCTTACACGGCATGGGCTCACGATTCGAACGAGTTCCCGCTTCGGGAGCGCCGCTTCAAAGCGCTACTGGAGCAACGCGGATTCGTTACGACCCGTCTTACTGCCGGGATGTTTATTCGCGGAATCAAGCCGCTCGAAGTTGCCGAAGATCCCGGCTTCGCGAGCCCCATTCGCCCGGACGGAGCTAACCCGTTCGCCCGCCCACAAGCCTAGTGGTTATGTCTAGCAGAATGGCCACTTATGTAAAGATGTAGAAATGTAGAATATGTAGCTAGAAACAGCAAGTCTTCCCTACACGCACGTATATGTGCAATTTGCGTAAATAGCTACAGAATGTACATATCTACATCATCTCTGGGCGGAATCAGAACATCCGCTCCGGAAATCTCCGAAACCCGTACGAATTAGTTCCGGTATCCGTGCTAAGCTGTCAACTAACACGGAAACAGACTCTAACCGGGACGACTCAACTTCTAGGAAAGACTGGACTCAATGCGGACGGCAGCAAAACTCTTCTACTTCCCCGGCGGAGTCCGGATCGAAGCCCCCGAGAGCGTCTCTTTCATTGCTGCCCTAGAGCGGGAGATTCCGTCTCTCGGGAGACACTTCGACCGGCTCGGAAACCACTGGCGCGTCTACTCCCCCTATGTAGGGAAAGCGGAGCGGCTCGCGGAGCAACACTACGGTCGGGTAATCAAGTTCAACACGGAGCACGAGCCCGAAGAGACGAGCGAAGACCGCTTCTACACTCACGCGAGCGGGACGTTCGGGAAGGTACCGAAGCCTCCGTACCCCGGATCGGATCCGCCGAGCGGTACCCGCGGGAATCGAGATAATATTCGCTTCGAGTTCACTCACGGGAGCACGTTCGGAACGTCCGGCTCACGATACGCCGGATACCCGAACTTCACCTTCGAGCATACGTTCAACGCGGACGAAGACGGCACTCCGGCAACGCTCGCGGACTTCGTGAAGCTCTACGGAATCGAGCTCGGCGTAATCCGATACCGTGAGCACGAAGACGCGAAGAAGCGGGACGAAGACCGCGCTACTGCCGAGCGGAGAGCCGAAGCGCAACGGCAAGAGCAAGAGCGGGTAAACCGTGTCTATCGCGAAGCACGCGAGCGGGACGAACGCGAGCGAGCTCGCCGGGAAGGTCCGTCCGCGGAGCAAGCCGGACGCTTCTTCTACGGACGTGGTGGCGATTACCAGCGCATCTTCGAAGATATCTTCCGGCAATACGGTGGACAGACATTCGGGACAGCTCCCCCGGCACAAGATGACTACTCCCTTCTCGGCTGCAAGCCGGGAGACAGCAAGGAAACCGTACAAGCCGCCTATCGGAAGCTCGCTCTAGGGCTTCACCCGGACCGGAACGGATCTCCGGACGCCCTAGAGCGTATGCAGAAAGTGAACGCCGCATGGACAGCCCTAAAGAAGAGCAATCGCTGGTAGCTTGGTTCGTTGAGTATCTAACGTGCTGCATCGCCGCGCTCTTTATGCTCGCGCTCGGCGTAGTGCTCGGCTGCTTTATCGCCGCGCTCTTCTTTGTCTAACGTGTACATGTTAGTTGACAGCAACCGGGATCGGTGCTACTCTACCTTCGTACTCGGGACTGCCGAGCACGGGACACGCTAGGAGCACAAAGACGATGGACACCCCCACTACCCCGATTATCGGCGCTACGTACCGCTTCCAGTCCGGAATCGAGATCCGCATTCTGCGCGTTACGGAGAAGCGCTTCGTCTACGAGTATTCGAACAATCCCGGTAAGAAGCATACGGCGGGACTGGACCGCTTCGCTCGGAACGTTACGTACTGGGGAACGAAGCTCGTCTCGCAGCCCGAGCCAGAAGAGCCGAAGACGGTCTTCGGTCAGTGGCAGCACGAGACGAACGCTCGCTTCTGTACCTTCGAGACTGTCCGGGACGGCGAGACGCTTACCGGTGAGCTCTGCTTCTGGAGCGCCGGGTACTTCTCCACGAGCGTGAACGAGTATCCGGGCTTCTCACATTGCGAGTACACGAGCCGCGGCAAGCGCGAGACGATTCTCGGCTGGGCGCTGGATGCGCTCGAAGTGCAGAAGCCGGGACTCTCAACGGCTGCCGAGATTGCGGAGAAGGCAGCCGCGGACGGACCGAAGTTCCGGATCGTACGCGGATGAGCGAGAAGCCGAGACCGGAGCCGGGAGCTCTCTACGTCTTCCCGCGCTCCGGAGTCCGGATCGTTATCGTCTCCGTGAGTCGGCGGACGTACGTCTACCGCTACCCCCACGGAGCGAGACCGGACGAAGAGCACACTTCGAAGATGCTTCGCTGGGAGCATCTCGTAACATCCGGCAGTATCGAGCGAATCAGCTAGGAGCCTTCTCGCTATGACCCCTACCCTATCGGACCTTCAACTCGCGGTCGGCAACTGGGGAGCCGTCACCTTCCCCGGAGCAACGTACGAACAGATGCTGGCGCATCTCTCCGAAGAAGTAAACGAGCTCGCGTTCGCAATTGTCTACAACGCTCCGGAGAGCATCGCCGAAGAGACGGCGGACTGCCTTCTCTTGCTCTTGCACGTTGCCTATAAGACCGGCTTCGATCTCTTCGAAGCGGCAAGCCGCAAGCACACAATAAACCTAAACCGACGGTGGATGGTTCCGCCGGGACTCACGTACGCAAAGCACGTAGAGCCGGAAGGGGACGCTCCGGATGAGTAACTCGCTCTGGATCTATGAACGCTTGCTTGATATCGCCGCGAAGGGACTTCCGGACCGGAAGCACGCTTACGCTCCCGAGTTCGAAGCGGAGTTCTTCGAGCTCTTCGAAGGCGCAGTACCCTTCGATATCACCGAAGCGTGGAAGTGGCTTGCTATCGGAGTCCGGCAGCATACGCCTATTCTCTCGCTCTTCTCCGAGCTCCCGACGTGTCTTCCCGTGTATGAGCGGATGTACTGCGAGTACGGTTCGCAAGCCGTCCCGAACGAGACCGTAAGCGGGCTCGCTACCGTCTCGGCTACCCGCAAGCGGGAGAAGCGGCTCACGCGGGAAGACAGCAACTGGGCGATGGGTGGGACCGTCTTCTATCTCGAAGACGAGACCGAATCCGGAGAAGTTGCGTTCCGGGAGCGAGAATGGGAGCGCTCGGAAGCTGTCTTTACAATCCCCGAAGGCGGCTTTATGAGCGTCTTCGAGATGGTGTACACCACGAGCGAACAGAACATCTCAACGCTCCGCGGGATGCGAGCGCTCGTAGGCTTCAATGCGGACGGGGACATACTCCGGACCGAAGACGTACTCGCGTTGCAGATCCTCATGGAGCCCCTTCCGAACGGCGAGACAGAGACGGACGAAGAGTACCGGCAAGCCTTTACGATCTTCGCCGAAGCTATCTACGTCTCGCTCTTCGCGTGCTCGCTCATGCACTGTAAGAACGTGAGCGAGAAGATAAACGCACTTCCCCGGCAGAGAGCCCGAGACCGCGCTCGCCGGAATCTCGCTCCCGTTGTCTGGAAGACGCTCGAAGTTCAACCGGTCGGACGCTCTCGGGCAGCTCGGCACGGCGAGAACGATGGCTTCGATGAGACACCCGAGAGCAATAAGCGCCGCTTGCATCTCTGCCGGGGACACTTCGCGGAGTACGGCATAAACGGGAAGGGAAAGCTCTTCGGCAAGTATTCGGGACGCTTCTGGATCCCGCCGGTAGTAAAGGGAGCGAGCTCGTCCGGGCTCGTGTTGAAAGATTACGCAATCAGAACGGGGAAACTATGACCAGCTGGAACGGCTTCGAGATGCGGGGAACGGCAGAGTATGACCGGGATAAAGTGGCGGCTCTTCTCACGGAGATCGGCACGGAGCGGGACCGGCAAGTAGAGCGGGGAGCAACGCCGGAGAACGACGAAGAGTATCGTCTCGGACGGCTCTCGCTCATGGCTGCGAGCTTCGCAGAGTACGCGGGACGGAACGCGGGAACATACGAGAAGCTCCGCGAGCAAGTGCTCCGTGGGGATAAGACGCGGCTCTTCGTGCATCGCAACTGGGGACCGATAAACTGGCCGAGCCGGGACGCGGACTCGTGGAAGCTCTTTCACGGCAACACGGACCGGGAGAATCTCGTTCGCGCCGCGGCGCTTATCGTTGCCGAGCTGGAGCTCTACGACCGCCGATTCCCGAACGGTCCGGACTTGCCCGAGTACGTCTATCTCCGGTGTCTCTGCCCGAAGTGCAATACGGTCGACGTGCAAGAGCCCGAAGGCGATCCGGAAGAGTTGCACGGCTGCCGGATGTGTGGGCATAAGCTCACGAATCAAGAGTGGCTCGAATACGCGATGGACGGGGACGAATGAGCCGGGAGCCGATGACAGAGTGGGAAGAAGAGAATCTTCTTTCCGAGCTAGACGAGCCGCTAGAGTTGGATATGGATACGGACGAATGCCCCGAGACGAACACGAGCTCGCCGCGAATCGGCGGGCTCCGGATGCCGAGCTCCGCTTTCGAATCTACGCCCGAGACGGGTACGCTTGCCGCTATTGCGGACAGACCCGAAGGAAGAGCCTAACGATAGATCACATATGGCCGTACTCGCTCGGCGGTCTCACAATACCGGCGAATCTCCAGACACTCTGCCGGGACTGCAACACCCGGAAAGGTAACAAGGTATGAGCTCGAAGAAGATTCTCCCGTTCCGTCCGGCAAAGCCGGTCGTCTTACCGGTCCCGGATTACATTCTTGTTACTCCGGGCTTTCTTGCCGCTCTCGCGGAACTTATCGAGAAGGGGATCGCCGGACCGGAGCTCGTGGTCTTTCTTCGAGAGAGCTCTACACGAACCGGGACGATGCTTACCGGGACTCCGGATACGGCAACCGAACAGAAGCCGCAGCTCACGTGGGAGACGCTCGAAGACGAGCTCGAAGAGTTCGCGTATTATCTCGGACTCCCGGAGCTCATAAACATGAGTACCACCGTCTCGACGCTCATCCGAAACTACCGGGACCATCGAATGCCGAGCGTAGGCTTTCTCCCGAAGATCCCGGTTAGTTGACACCTTCTCGAATCCGCGCTAACATTACGAGACGCCCGAGCACGGGCTCGAAAGACTAGGAGACTATGCCAGCCAGCCCCCGTTATCGCATCTACTCGAAGCACGGTTCGTACCTTGCCGCCGTCTCGGAACCAGACGCCGCGCTCCGCGCCGTCTCGTATGTCGGCGAGCCGGGGACGATGATTCGAGTCGGCACCCGGAACGTAACTACCGTCTGGCGCGAAGGCTCCGAGACGGTGCCCGCTTCGGATCTAACTCCCGCGCTCGCTATCGTTGCCGAGCGGGAAGACCGGGCTCGTAAAGGTCTCCAGAATGCCTACCGGAAGAGCAAGCGGGACAGCCGACGGCAACGGGAAGCGAACCTTCTGGACGAGCGGGATAAAGCCCGCGCAGCTAAGCGCAAGACTTCCGGGAAGTCCCCGGAGTAGCACGCTACAACATAAGCTAGGAGCTCTGCACCCATGACCCCGAAGAGTGAACGTATACCCGGAAAAGCCTTGCTCGGCTTGCTGCACTTCTCCGCGAAAGACAGCTCTCGCCCGTATCTCTACGGCGTCTCGGCTCGCCCGGACACGGTAGCCGCATCCGACGGCTTTGTTGCGTGCTACATCCACGCCGGTCTCGGCAATACGAAACCGGTCCGCTTCGCGTACTCCGTCTTGAAAGCCGCGAGCAAGCCGCTTCGCAAGGCTGCCCACGTGAGCATGTACGGAGACCCGACGGATGATAACGGCTACGCCGAAGCCGTCACCGAAGACGAAACCGGGGACATGGATTACGTCTTTACGCCGCAGCTCCCCGGCTCCGTCGGTGAGACCGTGGCGGACTTCCCCGCGGCTGTCCGTCCGTTGCAAGAGCGGTACACGCCGCAAGCCGACGTGGTGCTCTCTATCGAGCTCTTGCAGCAAGTAGCGAAGGGACTCGGGGAGATGGTAGAGAGCTCGGGACGGCACGGCTCCGGAGCGGTTCGAATCACCATCTACGAAGGGGAAGAAGCCCCGGTCGTCTTCGAGTCTCAACTCTCGGACGAAGGTCCGGCGGTAACCGCCTACGCCATGCGCTTCAAGACGCGGGACGAACACCCTATGCACGAGAAGATGGGGAGCCGAGCTCCGAAGACGGAGATCGGCGATGGCACGGCTTAGGAGCGAAGAGCTCGCTAAACGCTACCCCGCTCGGGTTAGTTACATGCTGCCGCTCGAAGTGAAGATTCGCTTCGAGCAAGCACTCGAAGCCGCCGCGCAGATATACGACGTCTCGGAAGTACCGGGGACGGCGTTCGGGATCGATACCGGTAAGCGGCTCGTGAACGTGGGACAGCTTCTCACGGTCTCAACGCTCGCGAAGGAAGCCTTCGAGTTCTACCGGCAATATCTGATAGATACCGGCGGGATTCCCGATCCGAATGACCCGACGGACGGAGAAGATGAGTAATGAGCGAGCACGGATTCTACGCCGTTAGCACGGACCTTCTAAAGCAAGCGGAGCAACTCGCGAAGAAGGTACTGGAGACGAATGAACAGCTCGATATTGACCGATTCGCTCCCGGCATTGTTGACCTTGCCGTGGCGGTAAAGAAGGGGACGTACGAAGCTCCCTTCGTCTCTTCGAAGACGAGCCCGCTCGAAGTCATCTCGGACGCAGACGCCGCGGCGATGGGCTTACCGAATCCGTATCACTCGGGCGAGCGGGGATATAACGCTTACGAAGCGGCGAAGCCGGGACCGATTGAGACGCTAAAGGCCGAGCACGTTATCCGGCTCGAATGTTTCACGTGCAACGGTCGGGGGATGATTCTGGACGATGTAGCTCCGGGACAGCTGCCGGTCGGATACAAGTGTCCGGCGTGCTCCGGAAATCGTCTCGTAGCAGTGAAGCTCTGCGAGCCGTGCAAGGGGACGGGACAGGAGTGCTCGTTCGGAATCTGGCACTACTGCGAGACTTGCGACGGACGGGGACTCGTTCGGATATGAAGTACCGGCTAACACTTGCTGTCGGCATCGTCTCGCTTATGCTCTCGCTCTCTGCGGCAATCATAGGGACGCTCGTAGCGCTCGGGTATATGCGGGACGAGTGGTCCGGTGTTGCGTTCGCGTGGGGATGCGGAACGCTTCTTCTCGGCGGCTTCTGTATCGGAGTCTCCGGCGATATGAAAGAGTGAGCGCTCCGCTCTGCCCGCAATGCAAGGCGAGACCGCGGCTCTGGTCCGAGCGCAAGCAACGGCATGGGACGTACTGCCGGGAGTGTGAGCGGGACTACCAGCGCGAGTATCAAGTCTCCCGGAGACGGGTAGACGCGGAATATCGAGAGCGGGGACGCGAAGCGAACCGCAGGAATCGCCCGAAGCAACGGGTACGGCGTAAGACGGAGCAAAGGGAACGACGGGAATGGACTTTACACGTACTCGGGCTTCTCACGGAGCACGGACTTTCGTACGAAGAGATAGCACGGAGAGCGAATCTAAGCCCGAGCACGCTCTGGAGCCTTCGGAAGAGACCGACACTCGTTTCGTTCCACGGAACGGTGTCCGCCCTTTCCGGGTTACTCGCGGACATACTCAACGGGAGCGAGATAAGTTCGCGGACTTGCTCCGCGAGTACCGAACAGAAGCGAAGCTCTCGCAGTCCCGCTTAGCGGACGTAGTCGGGCTAGACCACTCGTATATCTCCCGGCTCGAAGCCGGGAAGCGAGACCCTAGCCGCGAATGCGTAGAAGACTTGCTTCACGAGCTCGGGCTCCCGCTCTCGGGGAAGAAGGCTCGGACGTTGCTTCACGCCGCGGGATTCGCTATTGGCGGAGAGTTTCTTCCGGAAGACCTTCCGGACGTGTTCCAGTCGCTCTTCAAGCTGTCCCGGATCTTGCTCCCGAGTGAGCGTTCGTACATGAACTCAACGCTAGACGTACTAGCGCAGTCCTTAGAGAAGCTCGTAGCCGACCGGAGCTGCGTTATCTGCAAGAAACCCGAGCGAGCCGCGGGCTCTGATATCTGCCGGGAATGTATCGAGAAAGCGGAGTGGCGCGAAGTATGAGCTTCTGGATTATGAACGGGGACAGTACGGAGCTCGTGAAAGAGTCCGAGCCGGATTCTATAGACGCTATCGTTACGGACCCACCCTATGAGCTCGGCTTCATGGGCAAGTCTTGGGACCGCTCCGGAGTCGCGTTCGACCCCTACACGTGGTGGGAGATGCTTCGCGTCTTGAAGCCCGGCGGGCATATGCTCGTCTTCGGCGGGAGTCGGACCTTTCACCGAATCGCGGTCGCTATCGAAGACGCGGGCTTCGAGATCCGGGACGTGCTCACGTGGTTATACGGCTCGGGCTTTCCTAAGAGCCTAGACGTATCGAAAGCACTCGATAAGATGGCGGGAGCCGAGCGGGAAGTTGTCGGCTCTAAGCTAGGACTTCCCGGCTACCATCTCTCCCCGAATAATGCTCGGGTTGCGTTCGGAGACGGATTCTCTACGCAAAACGAAGAGCAACGCAATCGAGCGGCGGAGATTACCGCCCCATCTTCGGACCTAGCACGAGAATGGTCCGGATGGGGGACGGCGCTAAAGCCCGCATACGAACCTATTATTCTCGCTCGGAAACCGCTCGGGGAGAAGACCGTAGCAAGCAACGTCGCAACGTACCGAACCGGAGCGCTCAACATAGACGGCTGTCGAATCGGTCTCTCCGGCGAACATAAGCTGGACGAAGACGCCGTAACCTTCAATGCCGGAAGCGTTCACGCACTCGGCGGGCATCTCAACTCTGTACAGTCTTCGCCGGTAGACGGTCTCGGACGCTGGCCCGCGAACGTAGTCATAGACGAAGAAGTAGCGGATATGCTCGATTCGAGCGGCAAGAAGACCGGCACGAAGCGAGCGAAGCGCAAGCCGCCGGAAGAGCTGCGCGAAGAAGCGGACGCTTTGCAGAGCGCTACCCGCGGGCAGCCGAGCGGCTTCCGCATGACGATGGGAGAGCCGAAGGGAGACTCCGGCGGACCGTCTCGCTTCTTCTACTCGGCGAAGGCGAGCCGCTCCGAGCGCGAGTTCGGTCTCGAAGACCGGGAGACCGTCTCATTCGTTGCAAGCAAC